TGAGGCTAAATCAAAAAAAGCGCGTATTGAAATGGATGCCCAAACTATTGATATAGCTAGGCATAATATCTCTCTTCGGGGTGTTGATATTGTGGTATCTAAAGAAGTTGAACGTCTTTATAAAACATATAAACGCTATAATAACGATCTAGCGGACTTATTACCTAATCAAGAATCTACCTACGCACTTATCCGCAGACACCTGCAATGGAAGGCTCTTAAACTAGCGGGGGCTTTTGCGATAATGGGTATGGAGGATGTAATTACCCCAAACCATTACATGGATGCTGTGCGTTTTTGTGAGACCTTGGACAAGGACATGGAGATTTTTGAGAGAGACTTGAACAAAGCTCCTCATGAGCTTTTGGTGGATTTTTTCCACACCAAGACTTTGGTAAATGGTGCTTCTGAAATTAGTACTCACGACCTAAAAAAACAAGGGTTTATGAACAATGTTTCACGCACTAAGTTAAAAGAAATGGTTGCCTTATGTGCAGGTTATGATCGTGGTTCTGTGTATTCCATTATTCATGATGGCGCAGCTATTAAGTATGAGCCTATTGTTAAAACAGACGTTATTAATGTCACCTACAAAGAAATTGATTGTTCTGCGCTTAACAGGGCTATTTCGTCAGGTAACTACAACTTAGTGCGTCAAGTTAAAAATGACATCGCAGCAACAGTGAACTATGGATTTGAGTCTGCAGACACTTCATTTGCTGATCTTCCGCAAATGTTAGAGCAAGACTACGCCTTTTCCCCCTTCCGTTTTAAGGATGGAGTAAGACGTAAAGAAAACCTTGAATCTGGTACTAAGTGGGTCGTACTAGACATTGATGACTCTCCCTTGTCTGCCGAAGAAGCTCACTTAATGTTAGGAGATATCAACCACCATATAGCCTTGACTAGTGATAATACTAATAATTTTAAGTTTAGAGTGTTGTTGGAATTAGACTCTGAAGTACACCTAGATTCCATAACATGGAAGCATTTTTACCTCAAGATTGCTGACGACCTAGGACTAAAAGCGGATCCTTTACCACAATCCCAAATTTTCTATTCTTATGGTGGTCGTGATATCTACAGCAATACTGATGCTGGTCCTATTGAAACACGGGACTACCTGATGTATGCGAAGGATAGGGCTGCTGATAAGGCCACGGTTGTTGACGTAGTAACAACTGCGCAAAAACGTGCGTTGCTTAACGACCCCGCAACAACATTCGAATTTTGCTTCGAAGCACCTTATGGGCAGGGGTCTAGGAGTATGTATAGGATGATGCGATATGCCCAAGACTTGGGAGCTAGCCTGGAACAGGTCTTACAGCTTCTGGACGACGTGAACGAGTACTGGGAGCAGCCTATGAGCGAGGAGCGGATGGAAAAACTGAGGTCACAAGCGGCAAGGCTGTTTTAATATATGATCCGTGAAAGACTTTATAGTCTTTAAAGTAGTATAAGGATCATGAAATGACACAAATGGAAGATGGCAAGCCACCGCAACAGAAAAAGGTAAACGTATATCCTTAGGGCACTTTGCTTCTGCAGAAGAAGCTAGCGGGGCAAGGGTAAAGTACTTAAAAGAAATAGGAATTTAACATGCACATCAATAGTACACTTTATAAGCAGTCTGCAAAAGACGCTGTCCAGCAATGGAGAGTGTTTGTAGAGGGTAACAAGATTACAGTGGAGTATGGACAAGTGGGTGGAAAAAAGCAAACTAAAGATACATACTGTAAAGGTAAAAATACAGGTAAGGCTAATGCTACTACTGATAACGAGCAAGCTATAACTGAAGCGTTATCTAAGTGGGAAAAACAAGTCAAAAAAGGGTACGTAGAAGACCCGTCAGGAGAGCGTTTAGTTCTACTACCTATGAAAGTAGAATCTTACTTTAAGACAGGGATGAAAGATAAACTGCAGTTTCCTTGCACCTCTTCACCAAAGCTTAATGGTGTTAACGGGGAATGTCGACTTCTACCAGATGGATCTATAGTACAACTTAGTAGGGGAGGGGAAATGTATCCCCTGCCTTTCACAGCTGCTGCCCATGAGCTTAAAACGATAATGGTATTATTAAACATGACCAGCCTGAACTACGAGATCTATAAGCACGGCGAATACTTGCAGGACATTACTGGTGCAGTTAAGGCACCTGATAATCATAAAACATTATGGGAAAAATTAGAGTACCACATATTCGACCTCCCTAGTTATAATACCGACTGGAGAACTAGGGGGGCTCTGCTTGAATCCGCTAGAGTACTGAAATGCAGTTATGTACATATTGTCCCAAGCGTTGAGGTACATTCACATGAAGAGCTTATTTCTCGTCAAGATGAATACGTAAGTAAAGGATACGAAGGCTCTATTGTTCGTAACTACAAGGGACTATATACCTACAACACTAGGAGTTCAGACGTTTTTAAAGTCAAGTATACTACTAGTGAAGAGTTTTTAGTGCACTCTTATTTTACAGACAAGAACAATCAACCTGTATTTTGGTGTAAATCAAAAGGTGGGCTGTTTAAAGTCAAGCCTAAGGGGACAGACCAGCAAAGAGCAAATATCTTAGCACAAGCCCCTAGCTGGGTGGATAAGTGGATGACAGTAGAGTTTGAGTCTTATAGTAAAGATAAAAAACCCCTAAAACCTGTAGGTATTGGCCTAAGAGCCGGTACCGTAGATGATAAAGGGGTGTTCACACCAAAGGAGTAAAAAGGTATGATTCAACAGCAATATAAGAGTAACATTAATGATATAAGCGGAGAGGTACAAACTACAAACTTCGGTTTAGAAGTTAGCGAAAGTTTGTTTCAAATGCTTACATCTAATATATATAATGACCCTAAACTGGCAGTAATTAGGGAGTGGTCAACTAATGCTTGCGATGCGTGTATTGCAGCAGGCAAAGAAGTAAAATTTGACGTCCACCTCCCAACACTAGAGGAGCCTATGTTTTCTGTACGGGATTACGGTACAGGACTAGCGCCAGAGGATATTGTAGGGTTATTCAGTAGCCTGGGGGCCTCAACAAAAAGAGACTCTAACGACTATAATGGTGCCTTAGGCATCGGTCGTTTAGCAGGCTTAGCTGTCTCTGATGCATTTACTGTTGAATCCTTTTATAACGGTGACAGGCATTCCTATGTTATTAGTATGCAAAAAGGAATACCTGTTACTATTTATATGGGCAGCACACCTACCAATAAACCTAATGGACTATGTCTGTCAGTTACGGTAAATCCTGAGGATATAAATAAATATAAGAACAGTGCTGAGTACCTATATAAGTTCTTTGACCACAAGCCGACACTAAACCTAGAGGGGGTTAACGTGCATTTTGATGTCAAAGAATATATTTCGGATGATTGGTTTATCCAAAATATCGGTAATTCTTATTCACGTACAAACTATGTGGTAATGGCTCAAGTGCCTTATGCCATTCCAGACAGCTCAGAAGTAAACAATCAAGGTTTTCGTAATTTGGTAATTAAGGCCCCTACAGGATCTGTTTCATTCAATCCCGGAAGAGAGTCCCTGTCCTTGGACGATAGTACAGTCACATTTTTGAATGAGCAATTTAAGAAGGTTGCAGATGACTATACCCAAGCTGCTATGCTGGCTATGGCAAACACAACTAGTGATAAGGAGCTGGCTGATACTTTTAGCCGCATACGCGAGAATGCCTCGTATAATATAAGGGACAACTTAGATTTATCTAGTTTTGCCTCTGACTACTATAAAAAACTATTTATCAAGCCTAGTCCTTTTACTACAGGCCCTTCTACTTTTATGTATGTATCTGCAACCGATGCTTTCGTACAAGATACAAATAACTTGTTGAATATTTCTTATAAGGGGACTTCTTATTCTACATCCTATGCATTAGATATATACCATAGACTAGGGTATAAGGATTTTTTTAACGCTGAACATGTTATTGTAGATTTAAAAACTAAGTTCAGAAAAGCGTTGTATGAGCACTATAAAAACAGGTCTTTAGTTATCTGGCACAGAGTTGGTAAAAGTAGTATAGACGATGTTGTAGCAGAGGCTACTCGTTATTTAAAAGGTATGGGTATTCCTTTCAAAAAAGCATCAGAGCTTATAGACGAAAAGAGCGTTAAAACAACACCCATAAGAGAAGGTTTTTATGCCAGTTCTTTGCATGGCGCTACTATGGCTAAAACAGAAAAAATGAAAGAAGATGATATTAAGAATAATAAATATCTTTGTCTGAAAATGCATAACATGACCCCCGATATCCCTGAAGACAGCGGCCATGCTTATGAAGATTACATAGTAGCGTATAGGCTACTTTCAGCGGCTGACCCTACTACCCCAGTTGTTAAGGGGGTATCTAAAAAATACCAAGCGTATGTAGAAGACTTAGACAACTGGACGGATTTCTGTACATACATAGAAGACACCATGAAAAATAGTACGTTTAAGGTACCTTCTGAGGACATTAATCCATCCCTTTTAGGGCTTATAGGCCCTACAAACTATATGAATTACCCAACAGATATACAAGAGTACTATAAGGAGTGTAGGAATCGTGTTTTATTTAGTGCAGAAAAAGATTATATTTACACCGCTCAATGCTTAAACTCGATAGAAAGATTTGGTGCTACTACAGTTTCTTATGGGTGGAATAAAGATATCACTGCTGATGCACTGCAAAAGAAGTATTCACACTCATGGCCTATCCTAACCGGTACTACAGGAAATTACACTAGGATGCAGCCAGATATCGTGGAACGGCTAGCCACATTAGAGGAATTTTATGAAATACATTCATCTGAACAGTGATTGTTATATCCTGCATACTAGTAAAGGCATGTCTACAGTAAGCAGAAAAATGCTTAACTTTCATAGGATTAAAAATCTGGTGGGCAGACATGCAGATGAGGAGGAGATACTTCCATTGTTAGACCCTCCTGCCTTATCTGACGGTCTTTTTGAGTTGTTCCTGCACGAAGAAACTGATACTATGTGTATTAAACACTGGAAGGAGGGCAGTAAACCTGTATATTCTACACTTAATAACCCTACAACTCCTATCTCTTTAAGTGAGGGTAACTTAAAGTTTATAGGAGTATATGCGTCAGAAAAGGATATAATGGCAGATTGGCCTGAATACTTGCTCTAGCTTGACTTAGTACGTACTCTGGCCTATAATACAATAAATCACATTAGGGTTATTGTATGAGAAAATTAAAAAGAACTGCTGAAGAGTTTATAGCAGAAGTAAAAAGCAGCCGTCCAGACGTAACAGTTATGTCTAATTACGTAGGAGTTGCTAAACCTGTAACTCTTCGTTGCGAATGCGGCTGGGAGTATGAACAAACTCCACACAACCTGCTAAGAGGCCGAAAAGGGTGTCCAGTATGTGGTAACACGTCTAATACTGGTATGACTACAGAAGTATTTGTAGAAAAAGCTTATAGGCTGCATGGTGGTTACTACACCTATGAAAACGTTGTATACGAAAATGCTCGCAAAAATGTAGACATTACGTGCCCTGTACATGGAAGTTTTAAGCAAACGCCTAATTCCCATCTTGCACAAAAAAGTGGGTGTAGTAAGTGCGGAGCAATACGTCGTAAGGATTTTGTGGGGTGGACATATGCTGAATGGGAAAAAAGTGGTAACAAAAGTAAAAACTTTTCAGGTTTTAAACTTTATAAAGTAAGATGTTATGACCCTGTAACCAAAGAGGAGTTTATCAATATTGGAAAAACTTTTGTAGATGTAGCTAAAAGGCTTAAAGGGATACCTTATGAGTATGAGGTTCTTGAAGTAAAAGAAGGATCCGCTAGGTTTATTAGTGAGCTGGAAATTACTACACAAAGTGCACTCAGTGTATCTACGTACACACCACTAAAGCCTTTTCCAGGCATGACAGAATGTTTTAAAACAGTCGACTAGGAGTAAAAAATGAAAAAAGATTCATACTTTGTATATAACGATGGTAATGATGCTACTAATGGGGCATTTCGAATAAGTGCATCTAAAGTTAGTGATTTCTTTGATAGCACCTCTAAATGGTACCATGAACACTTACTTGGGGAAGGAGGGTTTACAGGAAACACTGCATCTTGTCTAGGTACAGCAGTACACGCAGGCATTGAAATATTTGTTAAAGAGGGTGAAGTGGATTACGATGCTATAGAGGCCTATATCAACTCTTTAAATGATCCAGAAGTTGATAATAACGAGATACTAAATAATTATGGGTGTATGCTTGACGTAGCATTAAGCTATGTTGAAAATAACATGCCTGACGTGGTGGAAGAGTTTGTATATCATGAGCTCTTGCCTGGAATTGTTGTAGGTGGGTCTATTGATGCCAGATACACAGCCAAGCGTCGAATAAAAGACTGGAAAACCACATCTGCCAAAACAGCACCTACTCGATTTTCTCGTAACTACTGGTTCCAGCAAATGACTTACTGTTGGGTGTTAAAACAGAAAGGCGTAGATATAGACTATATAGACTTGGTATTTATCACTAAAGGTGAGACTGGAAGGGTGAGTGAGAAAACAGGCAAACCCTTAAAGGATTACCCCTCAGCTGTAAGCGTAGTTACCGAAGAGGTTACTGAAGAAAAACTAGAGCTTATTGGCTCATGCTTAAAGCTTATTGCAGAGTCTGTACAGATGTGGCACAACAAACCAGAGCTTCGCCACCTGCTAGCACAAGATATGAGGTTAAAACCAAAACCGGGCCCTATACGATTTAAGTGAGTTGTTTATGCAGCATACTGAAACCCCTATCAGAGTATCCTTACAGGAGCTTCAGAAAACTAGGGGGCCTATAAAGGTAAAAAATACGTATTACGGAGTTTTTCTATTCTGACTCTTTATTGTACGAAGACTACTATATTCTAGTTGGTCCTAGAGGAGGGCTGACCGTTCATTATGGAGAAGGGAGTAAATCAATCTTATCCGTAGAAGTTCTTAAGGGCGGTTCTGTAGAAACGGGCATCATTCGTACTAATAAAAATAACCACCTTGTTATGACGGGGTTTCCCCCTATGACAGTAATTCCTAAACAGCTAGTATTTATAGAAAAAAAGCAAAATACTATTACTGATAAGTGTAAAGCTGTTTACGAAAATTCTAAAAAGCAAAATACTGCTACTAGTAAGTATAAAGCTATTTATGAAAATTCCAAAAAACGATTAGAACATATAGAAAAACTGATCGAACAATTTCCATAATACTCACTATAAGAGGAGGACGAAAAATGAGTGTAAAACTACTAATTTCTGGTGAAGCTAATACCGGAAAAACTACGCTTACTAGGAATCTTAAAAACACACTAGTTGTGTCACACGACGGCAAGCGTTATAGTTTCCCCATTCCACACGTACTAGTAGCCGGCTTTAGCTCGGTACAAGAGCTGGTGGATGTAGTTGTAGCAAAAATTGAGGCCTATAATCAAAAGTTTGGGAATTATCCTGAAACTGTAGTATTTGACTCCGTATCAAAAATTTTTGATACGGTAATGGCCAACTGTAATGAGAAATATAAAGGGTTCACTATTTATTCTGAGCTAAACAAAGAAATCAACGCTTTTACTTCATTTGTTGAGAATTCTTTGATTGCCAGTGACATGAAAGTGGTACTTATTTCTCATGCTCTATACGATGCCGAGACAGGCAAGTATAACCTGGTGGGCAAAGGCGATTTTGCTAAACGAGGTGGGTTCCTCGCTGAAGTAGATGAGGCTTTGTTTATCGAAGTAAAAAGCAATAAACGTATTCTACATCTGAAATCTGGTAAACTACCTGCTCGTACTCTGCAGCCAGATCTGCCTGATAGTATGTCAGTAGAAGAATTCAATTTACAAGATCACATTGAAATGCTAGCTCAAGGTGCTGATAAAGTTAATGACTTCGCGCTTTGAGTTTAATTTAACATAAGACATAAGGAATAGTAATTATGAAACTAACAGTCTCTAAAGACCAAAAAGATATTAAAGACAGCGGCGGTAACGCTTTTATTAACCGTTCTGGTATCTATGATGTAGTTATCAACTACGTCCAAGTAGCAGAAACTAAGAATAAAGCAAAGCAGCTGAACTTCAATGTAAATTGCGGAGGTATGGATCAAACTATCTATGGACCAGTTTTGGTCAATACGGACGGTAAAATCAACGATATCACATGCAATATGTTAAACCGTCTTTGCATTATTGCAGGCATGGCAGATGGACAAGAAATTGAAACTGAAGCTGCAGAGGTGCCGGTAGGCAAAGAGCAGAAACTGATGGAGATGGAGATTATTCCTGATCTGTGTGACGTTAGTGTTAAAATGCGTGTTCAAATGGAATACAGCCTGTGGAATAACCAAATCCAGGAGCGTAAAGCTATTAAAGCGTTTTACCGCGAAGACGGGGCTACTGCAGCAGAAGCAGAGTCTGGAGAAAACATTGGTAAGCGACTGGCGTTAGATGAAGAGAAGTATGCCAGTAATGTAACCTACAAAGACGGACTCACCGAAGAGGACGTTAAGGAGTGGCTCCAAGCTCGTATTTCCGGAGCCAATGCCGCACCAGCTAAGGCAGCACCTTCTGCAAAGGCCGGAGCTAAACGCCCTCTGTTTAACAAATCGTAACACAGGGGACTCTTATGGCTGTAAAAATATCTGACACAGAGCTCGTGCAGCTGTGTGAAGAGTTTACATACGACGTTCCTTCGATAGTGGAAGCTATCAAGGAACGCCACCCCAGTTATGCTGTACGGCGATACCGTATAATTAATCGTATCAAGGGCTTACGTAAGAATGGGATTCTACCCCTAGATTCCGGAAACTATGTAAGTGCAGGCGAGCTACTAAAAGGCTCGTCTACATTGTATGATGATGGCGGGAACATAAAACTTCAATGGGTTAAATCTGATGTAGAAAAACAAACTTTATTAGACAACCTGAAAGAATTGATTGAAGACTATGTAGTTAACCTACCCCAGTTTGAAAAAAAGCCTTATGAGGTTACTTATGTCTCAGAAGACCTAATGGCAGTGTACCCCTTAGGTGACCCACATATTGGCATGCAAGCATACAAAGAAGAAGCAGGAGAGCACTGGGATTTAGATAAAGCTCAACAGGTGTTCTGTGGGATCTTTGACAGGCTTGTTAAAACAGCACCAGCGTGCAGTAGGGCGGTGATTGTTAACCTAGGTGACTACTTCCATAGGGATAATGTGGCGGGCGTTACAGAGCGTCATAGGCACTCTCTAGACGTCTCTGGTAACTACATGATGATGGTAGATACCGGGATGAAAATCATGCTGCAAATGATTAATTCTGCTCTTGAACAACATAAGCTTGTAGAAGTAGTTACTGCTATTGGTAACCATGACGATACAGGTGCAATGTTCTTAAAGGCTGCACTTAAACATATGTATGCTAATGAACCTAGGGTGTCTATAGACAGCACTCAATCGGTATTTTCTTATTTCAAGCACGGAAAGTGTTTCTTTGGTGTGCACCACGGGCATACATGTAAAGCCCCTAAACTGCCCCTAGTTATGGCTACAGATAGACCTGAAGATTGGGGTAGTTCGAAATACCGTTATTGGTTAACTGGTTAAGTAAATTGGCCGTCTAAAGCAGAAATGCTTTTTATTATTATCCGGGAATTAAGTAAGGACCCTGTGATGGGAACTTGAACCGAAGGCTAGGGGTAACACCTTAGTCAGGGGCAACGCATAGAAGATGAAACTATTTTATAGAATATAATTCTTCCACGAGGCCCGGATGCCTTACTATTAAGTTAAAGGCAAAAACGTATGCTGGACTATTAGGAATAAAGCCCTGGAAGAGTGGGAACACACTAAGCAAGAACTAATAGAAGCTAGGGATAAAAAGCCTTAGCGATAACAAATCGCACATTCACCATGACACTAAAACAGAGTTCTCTGGGTGTAGTGTAGAGTCTTTTCGGACTTTGGCCGCTAAAGATAGCTATGCGCACTCAGGAGGATATCGTGCTGGACAAGACAGCAAGGCTTTGGTTATACATAAGGATTATGGGGAAGTAGAACGTCATACAATTAACATAGCGCAGCTACTTGACACACTGTAGCACCCTCCGGGGTGCTTTTTGTTTAATTATGGAGTATCACAGATGTTACTACCTTCTACTACTAATAGTAAAAAAAGCATGTATTACATTTGTTGCAAACCACTATTCCTAACAAAAATTGGTTTATATCAGGAAGTTTTGCTAGTCCTGATATACGTCGTCCAAAAGATATAGACATCTTTTTTTATAGTGAAAAGGGCTACCAAGAAGCGTATGATACCTTTTATACCATGCAAGGTGATAAAGATACATTATGGCACAATAGTGTAAATGCGGCCACTTTTTATATTGGTATACCCACCCCTATACAGCTTATCAAAAAGCTCTTTGGTACTCCGGAAGAACTATTTGATACTTTTGATATTAATATATGTAAACGTGCTATTCTTTCTGGTGGTACTAGCGTATTAGACCCTTCTTGTAATAAAGATATTAGGGTTGATAGGGTTAGCCCAGGCACTTTCTCTAGGTACTTTAAATATCTTTATTATTTAGATAGGCAAAAAGATATACCCATAAAAGGAGAAGAGCTTATTAACAAATTTATAGGGGATAGTACAGTAATTACTACTTACTATGACGAAAAAGAGGAAAAAATGGCGACAAATCAGGCCCTTTTTAAAGCTTGTAAGGGTTTTCACGCTTTAAAGCCATACCTTTGGCAGGAAGCAAAAAAAAACATGCGCCGGAGTTGTTAATATAGATTGTTTAATACCTATACCCAGTGTATAATGTAAGGCAAATACATTTAATAGGTATAGTACCATGCCAAAAAGGTTAACACAAGAAGAGTATGTAAAAAAAGCTAATAGTGTACACAGCGAATTTTACAACTATGACAAAACTATTTACACTAACGCGCACAGTAAGATTACGATTACTTGCCCTGTTCACGGCGATTTTACCCAGCAGGCGTGTAATCATACAAACTCCGGCCAAGGCTGTCCTGACTGTGCCAATAATAAGCCATACACTACTGATGAATTTGTAAGTAAGGCAATAAGTATACATGGAACTTTTTATGATTACTCTGCAGTAGTTTATAGTAAAGCACATGAAGAAGTGGTAATAAAATGTCCTATACACGGAGAGTTTTTACAATTACCCTATGTGCATATACAGGGGCACCACTGCCCTGGTTGTGGTAAAGAGGCTACCAAACAGAAAAACCTTAGTAAAGAAAATGTATGGACTTACAGTGGTTGGGAAAAAGCTGGTTATGCGTCTCCTGAGTTTCGTGGATTCTCTCTATATATAGTGCGTTGTTGGGATGAGGCAGAGGAGTTCATAAAAGTTGGTAAAACATTTACAGACGTCTCAAGACGCTTTAGAGGGACAATACCCTACCAGTGGGAGTTGCTGGACCAAAAAGTTGGATCGGCTGACTATATAAGTAAACTAGAGCACGAGTTGCACTTGTTTTTATCAGAGCATTCAATCATACCCTCACAGAAGTTTAACGGGTATCTTGAGTGTTACAGCAACACAGTACAGGAATATATAAGTGGCTTCATTAACTCAAGAACAACAAGCGGTATGTGACTATGCCAAAACAGCGCCTGATGGTACTTTAATTTTGATAGACGCGGTCGCTGGAAGCGGAAAGACCACCGTACTAATTAAACTGGCGGAAGTAGTAAAGGTGGAAAACGCGCTTTATATGGCGTACAACAAAGCGATCAGTGTCAGCTCCCAGAAGAAATTTCCTTCCTCTATTGGCTGTAGAACAACGCACTCATTAGCCTATAAGGCTATTGTAGTTCCCATGAAACTTTCTGTTGGATTTTTCAGTACTAGGGACATTAATGATAAAATATCTTACAAGGATAAGCAATTCCTTGTAGAGGACATTAAACAGTTTTGCTTATCTTCCTTTACTTCATATAAAGAGTATGCAGATACCTACGGCAGACATAATACTTCTTTAGCCGTAAAATACCTAAATTTGATGTCTGAAGGTAAAATTGAATGTACTCATGATTTTTACCTAAAAGCCTTTCATATGGCTTTAGTAGAAGGCACCATTGATTGTCCTACTTACGGCCTATTAATGTTGGATGAGGCGGGAGATCTTAATGAAGTTACTTTGGAAATATTTAAGCTTCTACCAGCTAAACTAAAAATTGCTGTCGGGGATCCCCACCAAAACATTTATTCCTTTAACCACACTATTAATTGCTTTGATCGTCTAAAAGGGCAAGGGAAGACATTTAAGTTATCTAAATCTTTTCGGGTACCTAAGCATATCGCTGCTCCTGTGGAGAAATTTTGTCAAACGTACTTAGATCCTGATATGGTATTTGAAGGCACGGAACTAGAAGACGATACTATTAGAACTAGGGGATACATCTCTCGCACCAATAGTGGCCTAATTAGTAAGTTAATTGAGTTAAATACTTTAGGCGTTCCTTATGGTCTTGTACGAAAGGCAAAAGAGATATTTAAGGCACCTTTGATGGTCGCTGGTTTAAAATACCAAGGCAAAATATACGACGCTAATTATAGACATTTAC